AATGGGTTAGCAGCAAGACCATAACGGGTCTTGAAACCAATCTTGGGCTGGAAGGAGTTCTCACCAACCGCACGAACCATCTGAAGCGGAACGTATGGGCAGTAGAAGAAACCAGCATCGTAAGGCGATGTGCCCTTGTAACCACAGACGTAGTACTGAGAAGCAGCGACGTTTGCAGAATACGGGTCAACATAGACCTTGAAACGACCATTCATCACACCAGCAAATGTGGTGGATGTGTCGTCAACCGACAGGTTGTTGTTCAGAGCAGGCGTGTAATCAAGAACACCAGCCATCTGAAGAGCAGAAGCAACGTCAGCCGAAACGATCAGCATGTTACCTTTGCCGCGACGAGTCTGCTGACCAATCGCATTGGCATCACGCTCGATCTGGAACATCAGACCCTTGAACTTCTCAACTGACCAACGACCATTCGAGTCGGTGTCCAGATCAAAGATACCAGCGTTAGTTGTGTTAACCTGAGCACCCGCAACCGCTGTAACATACAGCGAACGAACAACTTCACGGTTGATTTCAGCAAGGATTTCTGTGGACAGAATGTTGCTGAGTTCTGTTTCGGCGTCCAAACCGTGGATCGCCTTGAGGTCTTGCGCCAGTTCCATCGTGTACTCGGCCTTGAGGGCACGGGACACAGCGGTAACCGTTGACTTCTCAATGGAGAAGGCCATTTCAGCGAAAGCGTTCGTGCCGCTATCACCAAGGGCTTCTGCCTGAGCAGTCGTCATACCTGTGGCACTTGTGTAAGTACCGGCAGGGCTGTCATTAAGAACAGCAGGGTTGGTTTCTGTTCCACCAACATCGCCACCACCGATTGTACCGGCAGCGTTCTGGTTCGAACGACCCTGTGCGCCTGGGAAGGACTCGTCAACGAGAGCTTCGGCACCATCGGAAGATGTGAGCGAGGAACGCATCGCAAAGATCAGACCCGTTGGACCTGTCATTGGCTGCACACCGCAAACGTCATACGCGATAAGGTTAGGCATCGCACGGCGAACGAGCGAAATTAGAATTGGATCCCAATTATCAATCGAACCACCAGTGCTGTTGGTTGGTGCTGTTTCTGCAAGAAAACCACGGTCTTCACGCATTGCAGCTTCTTGGTTTTCTAGGATGAGAGTGGTAACGGCCCGCTTGTAAGAATCCTCAATCTTCGGAAGATCGGGGTGTTCTAGGACTGGCTGCCACTTTTCTTGTAGATGTTCTGTCTGAAACATTTGTTTCTCCTTTTTAATTACATCCGTTTATAATTTACGCACTCGCCTTGTGATCACGACTGATAGCAGACATATACTTTTGCATACTATCTGTCGTATCAACGTCCTGTGCGGTGCCACCATCTTCATTATCAAAAGTAGTTCCTGTACTATCAGTAGCTGTAGAAACTTTAGGGAAATAACTTTCCTTGAGAGTGGAGAGTTTTTCTTTGAAAGACTCTTCATCTACAAAATCTACATCTTCTATTAGTGACTTGAACTTTTCAATCTCTGTGTCTGCTAAATCGTCAGAAACTTCAGCAATAACTTGCTCACGAACCAATCCAGAGTTTTGTTGAGAAATGTCAACATTCTTTTGAATTTCTTCGTTAATCTTTTCTTCCAACTCAGCAATCTTTTCTGATTGAGCTTCCAGAACGTCATATTTTTCGTCTGGAACGTCAATATAGTGATCTTCAAACAACTGTTTCAGTCCAGAGATAAAGTCTTCTGCAATTTCGCCTTTTAATCCACGCTCGATTGCCAACTCATTCTCTTTAGTCCATGTCTCTACAACGTAGTTGAGATATGTATCAACCTTCTCAGTGAGTTCATCTTTGAAGGTTTCTACTTCTACTTCTTTCTCACTATTAACAGCCTCACAGATACGCTCTACTTCTGAACGCATCTTAGACTTAACAGCAGCTTCAAACACTGTAGCTGCCTTTTTCTTAAACTCTTCAGAAAATTCTTCACCTTCTGTAAGAGCATCAACGTCTTCTTTGACGCTGATAGTTTTAATTTTCTCTTCGATTTCTGCTTTCGCATCTTCAAGTTTCTTGAGTTCTGCTTGAGATTCTTCTGTTACACCATCGTCTTCTGATGGTTGCATCATTCCT